GACCTATCCTCACAGAATAATGATACGTCCGCATGGTGCGGTTCTGCCCACAAGAATGGGAATAGTTGAGATACTAACGGAGCTTTCCAAAGCCGTCTGCCTGCTTGTAAAAAATGACACACAGTAAAGGGGGTGCATAGATTATGAACAATACTGATGTGCCTATCTGGGAAAAATATACGCTGACGATTGAAGAAGCGTCCAAATACTTCCGCATTGGCGAAAAGAAATTGCGTAAATTAGCCGAAGAAAACATTGACGCTGGCTGGGTTATCGTGAACGGTAATCGTATTCAGATTAAGCGAAAACAATTTGAAAAAATCATAGATACATTGGACGAAATCTAATGTCATTGAGCCGTAGATATGGTATAATAAATATAGCGTATCACGGCTCATTCCATGACGGAAAGGAGCTTTACACTATGTCTAATGTAAAACGAAAAGACGGTAAAAATCGCAATTTGCGTAATGGAGAGAGCCAGCGAAAAGACGGAAGATACGTTTATAAATATACCGATATATACGGAAAGCCACAATTTGTCTATTCTTGGAAACTTGTACCGACAGACAAGACACCTGCTGGAAAGCGTGATGATATATCGTTGAGGGAAAAAGAAGCACAGATAAAAAAAGACCTTAACGACGGTATCGACACAGTCGGCGGTAAAATGACAGTCTGCCAGCTCTACGACAAGAAGAACAGCCAAAGAAAGAACATCAAGAGGGCTACTGAAAAAGGACGACAGTATCTTATGAACGCTCTGAAAAATGACCCATTGGGTATGAGGGCGATTGATACTGTTAAACAGTCGGACGCTAAAGAATGGGCTATCAGAATGAGCGAAAAAGGATATGCCTATAAAACGATTGATAACTACAAGCGTTCCTTGAAAGCGTCATTTTATATGGCAATACAAGACGACTGTATCAGAAAGAACCCGTTTGAATTTAAGCTAAGTGATGTTCTGGAAGATGATACGGAACAGAAAGTTATCCTTACACCAGAGCAGGAAGAACGCCTGCTTGCCTTTATGGAAAAGGACAAGATTTACAGCAAGTATTATGATGAGGTTGTGCTTCTGCTGGAAACGGGACTTCGTATTTCTGAATTTTGCGGACTGACGACGCATATTGATATGCAGAATAGAATACTCAATATAGACCACCAGTTATTGAAAGATAGCGAAATCGGCTACTATATTGAAACGCCAAAGACTAAAAACGGAAAACGGGAACTTCCATTAACAGAACGGGCTTATCAAGCAATCCAAAGAATACTAAAGAACAGAGGAAAGGCACAACCGCTGATTGTAGGTGGTTACAGCAATTTCTTATTCTTGAACCGTGAGGGCTTGCCTAAAGTTGCAGGAAACTATGAGGGCATGGTGCGAGGACTGATTAAGAAGTATAACAAGTACCACAAGGACAAGTTACCGAACATCACACCACATTCATTCCGACATACTTATTGTACGAATATGGCAAACAGAGGAATGAACCCTAATACCCTACAATATCTCATGGGACACGCTAACATAACCATGACACTTGGCTATTATGCACACGGTACATTTCAATCTGCAAAAGCGGAGCTGGAAAGACTGGCTTGTTAATATCGGAGCCTATATTTACTACTCATTTACTACTTTTGGTTGCATTTTCATGCTGGTAAATGCCAGCTTATGCAAGGTATCTTCCAAAAAGAAAATACCGATAAAGCCCTAAAATAAGGGATATATCGGCATTTACCAACTTATGAAAAGATAATCAGAAATTTAGTAAGTTTTTATAACAGAAAATTACTTACAAAACGTCAAAACGAACGTAAGCAATGCCAGAATGAACATACCAAAAGCCATGAGGTCTTTGAAATCAAAATGATTCTTGTCCATCAGCACCACCTCCATTCTATGTAGAATAGAGGTCAGCCACCCTGCAACACGATTGCTCCGTGTTCTATATTATCATATCGTCCTTTGATGTTCAACGAATTTCACAAAGGGATCACTTGCCCTCTGAATCTTTGTATTTCGTCCTGTCCCAGATACCTTTTACTTTTTCCCAACCGCCGGTCGCAACCAAATACACTACAAACGCCGCAATAATCGATGCGAAAATATAATACCAGGTGACAGCTGTCTTATAATACGTGCACAGGACTGCCAGTGCCACCGGACACAGGATCAGTGATGTGACCAGTGCTACAATACTTGTCGGGATCTTATTAAGTCCCGGGAGCTCTTTGATCACCTGCACAATAATCGATACCAGGAACGCCAGCACCCCGATCAGCGCCAGACCATATGTTACATACTGCATCATTACATTTACATTCATGTTCATTCTCCTTTTCTTTCCAGATCTTCTATTCTATGACATGAGCAAATGATTGTTTCCATGTAGTGTTTCCCTTCTCCGACTGTTGCACCGGCGCAATTACAGTTTAAAGCACATGTTTTGAAATTTCTTATAAGCATCAAAGTATAACTCGTGCTTATCTCCGTTATATGTCAGCTCATAATACATTCCATCCGGCACAGTCGTGCTCAGAAGTGCTTTACTGTTCTGTAATGTCTTACAACTCCATACCACGTACACATACTGTACTGTGATCTGTTTTCCATCGATCTTATCCATGTGTGAATTGGTATATTCAGCTACTTTTACTTTGCAAAGTCTTAAAAATTCTTCATTTCCCATTCCTTACCTCCTACACATGGTCAATTCTCGGAATTCCATACTCAACCGCACGCTCATGTTCGATCTTGCATCCTCTTGCTTTCTGCCAGTCTTTTGCAAAATAGGCGATATCGGCATCAGATAAAAACTCCAGGGACTTTCCAATGAACCACAGAGGTTTTGCTCCTACCGGTGCTGACTGGAAGAAAGAATCAATAACCTCTACAGGTTCTCTCAACAACTCTTCTGCCGCTTTGATTGCCACCTTTCGCTCTGCAAGAATCTCCTCGTCTGCTTTGCCACTCATTGGCTGACTGATAAATAATTTCTTCATTTCTTGTCCTCTCTTTCTTAAAAAAGTGTATAAAAATACCACCTGTCATTTTCTGACTGGTGGATAATTATTGTTTATTTTAAGTCTTGCATTCTTGTGTATATTATCGTAAAATACACATAAGATATCTTAATAAGAACCATTCGCAGTACCCATGATCTTTTAGATCGTACAGCTGAATGGTTCTTATTTTTTATTTCTTTGATAAACACCAATTATTTTTCTATCCTTGTACAATGCGATCTCTTCCAAAAAAGGAGAGATGTGTTGATCTGAACAGATTATTGACCTGCTCCATTATTTCGCCCTCTTTCAGCGGGCAATCCGTTATATCAAAAATAAAGTTTCCTGCCTGGCGCTTTTTCTTTTTTACCGCATTATACAGAACGTTTTTTCACCTGTGCTAATAGTCTTCAATTCAGATTCTCTGGTAACTCAGTTACCGAGTAATTCACTTTTTTTATGACCTTTACTTTGTCGATAAATCAGGACGAGGATATCCAAGATGGGTATATGCCAGCACGGAAGCCATTCTTCCACGTGGAGTTCTGTTAAGGAAACCTGTCTGCAAAAGATAGGGTTCATACACGTCTTCCAGTGTTCCGGAGTCTTCTCCGATCGATGCGGCAAGTGTTTCAAGCCCCACGGGGCCGCCCTGAAAATTCAGGATCAAGGTCTGGAGAATGCGGCGGTCTGTTTTATCAAGGCCATACTGATCTACTTCCAGAAGATCCAATGCGAAGCAGGCAACATCGTAGGTGATCACACCATTATACTTCACCTGGGCGAAATCACGTACTCTCTTCAGAAGACGGTTGGCCAGACGGGGGGTTCCTCTGGAACGCTTGGCGATCTCGGCAGCTCCATTGGGTTCGATTTCCACGCCAAGCACCTGAGCGGAACGTAGAATGATCGTCGTCAGTTCTTTTTTATCATAAAACTCCAGTCTCTGTGTTACGCCAAAACGATCACGAAGCGGCGCGGAAAGAAGACCTGCCCTCGTTGTTGCACCTACCAATGTAAACTTCGGAAGATCCAGACGAATGGAACGGGCGGATGCTCCCTTGCCGATCATGATATCGATAGCAAAATCTTCCATTGCCGGGTAAAGAACCTCTTCTACCTGTCGATTCAGTCTGTGTATCTCATCTACAAACAGCACATCTCCTTCCTGAAGGTTGTTCAGGATCGCAGCCATTTCGCCTGGCTTTTCAATCGCAGGACCTGATGTTACCTTCATATGTGTTCCCATCTCATTGGCAATGATCGCGGAAAGTGTAGTCTTTCCCAGCCCCGGAGGTCCATAAAACAGCACATGATCCAGTGAATCATGACGCTGCTTTGCTGCTTCGATATAAATTTTCAGGGTATCTTTTGTTTTCTGTTGACCAATATACTCATCCAGACTCTGAGGCCTTAAATTTCCCTCCAGGGAAAAATCCTCTTCTGTAACATCTGTTGTAATGATCCTGTTCTCCATTTGCTATGCTCCGTTCTATTTCATTTCAGTGCGAGCATGTTTGCTCTTACTCACGGCGGTGACATGCTCCCACCACTTAAATCTTACGATTTTGAAGTGGGGGCTTCCTGCTCGATTACCCTTTAGGGCAAAGCTAAAACAGGCTATCCCC